ACTCGTCCCCACCATGGCCTTCAGGGTCGAGGTGATGGGAAATGAAGGCTGGTTTCATGCCTTCATCATCGTTTCTCGCAAAAGTGGAAGCGATGGAGACCACTCTATCCTTATGCGTGTCACTATTGGAGGAACTCGACTGTGCCAGGTCTCTTTCCGTTCGTATCTTAATCCGATACGAGCAGTGGGACCAGATCGCAGAAGGTCTTCCGATAGACGCGCTGTGGTTCGAAAACGCCCGTGATTACTTCAAAGCCCATCAGGCTACGAAGCTTCTCACTAAGGCTGATTTCCTACCCACGTCGTTTGACCGCAGAAGGGTAGCGCTCGAGAGGTTCGAGAGCGCGGAGTCGCAGTGCTCTTCAACTAACAGCCGTTGGCGTTCTGTGTACGGCGGACCATCGCTCGGGGAGAAATACCCCGGGCCCGGGATTGATCGCATCATTTCGATGGCGAGATCTCGGATCCAACGTATCTTGGGACGTTTTCCGGCTGAGAGATTAGGAGAGTCCTGTCGTTGGGGACCGGGTGCGACAACGAGCATCCGTAACCCCCGTACTTCAGTGTACGAAAAATACCTCGAGCCGGTGACCGGCTCAGGCCTCTGCCTTACTCTGTTCTCCCCTCTTTTGGAGGAGATAACGCTATGGGCGTCCTTTCAAAGGGGCCCCAAATGCGTGAGTGACGGCAATAAGGTCGTTTTGGTCCCCAAGAATGCGAAGACCTTGCGGTCTATCGCAGCGGAACCTTCATTTGACTCGTATATCCAGCTAGGTATTGGCCGTCTAATGCGACAAAGGCTTGCCCTTCACGGGGTAAACCTAAACTCGCAGGAGACGAACCAGGACTTAGCGCGATACGGATCCCTTACGGGAAAAGTAGCGACGATAGACTTGTCTATGGCTTCAGACACGGCTGCTAGAGTCGTGGTTGAGTCCATGTTTCCAACCGATTGGTTGGTTGCCATGAAGGCTTGCCGCAGTCCCCACTGGCGAATGGGGAGGGATCGAGGCGTGTACTCAAAGTTCTCTTCAATGGGAAATGGGTATACGTTCGAGATGGAGACTACGCTTTTCTACGCGACAGCAATGTCCGTGGCAGAAGTATTAGGTCTCCCGGATTGGGA